CAGTAGCGCCGCAATCTTTTCTTTGGTCCAAGCTGCGTTAGTCATTTTACTTTTCTTAACTTGTTGGGTTCTTCGACACCCGCGCTGGGTTTGAACGGCCAGCAGCTACTAGCTTTCGGAACTGCCGCCGGATACCGCTGACCCCACATGGCATCTATATACTCTGCTTCGCTCCTGCCTTCACGAAGTTCAAGCAGGATAGCTCTAGCGTCTTTGTCGTAGTGTGCGCTCATTCTGTTTCCTTTCCTTCGCTAACAGAGATAGGACCGATCTGGCATTCACGCAGCACCGCTGCGTACCCTGCGATATCCGTAGCACTATCCTGATGCTTCGGGGTCTGCACCAGACGGGCCATTTTAACCGCGATCATACACATCGCAACCTGTACGGGGGTCACCGGCAAATTAAGGCAGACGCTCCATAGAGTCGCAATACGCTCCATGTTCAGGTGCATGGGTCCGTAGCTCTCGCCACGCTCCTTGATAACCCGCGCTGCTTCTTTCAGCATTTCATGTCCGTGCTTCACTTTACGTTACCTCCCGACTTAAGAATGTCACCGGAGAATACGTAAGTACCCACGTGCTCCAGCTTGATGAATGGGTTGATATAGATATTGCCGCCGTGCTTACGCACCAGCTCGCAGAAGTGGTAGTCCTCCGACAGCAGTGCTCCACCAGCGTCGATACTAGTAGCAAAGAACTCATGCGTCAGAGGCTTGTAGTACTCCCCCGTCTGCGGGTCTTTGTGGGTCGATACGCGATAGGTGGGCACATGGGGCATAAGGTGTTCAAATACCCCCCGTTTGATTAGCATGAAGCCAGTACCGCCATGCCGGGTTTCGAACAGTCCGTTGTCATCCGTCTCGGCATCAGCCCCGCCGATCATGTTAAAGACAAACGCACCGCCATAGTCCTGCAGGTTGTCCTTGCCTTCTTTCGCGGCCTTGTTGATCTGCTTCCAGTCAACTTCCTTCTTGGGGTACAGCCCGCATACAACGTCTCTGTCTGCAGCAAGAAGGTTTAAGACCGCCGTTTCATCAAACCCAATGTCTGCGTCGATGAACATAAGGTAGTCGTAACCCTGCTCAAGGAACACACGCGCCAGTTCGTTGCGGGCGCGGGTGATGAGGCTTTCGTTCATGATATGCGCCCAGAATACAGGCGCACCCAGTTCACGCAGCTTGGCTACCGTACGCAGAACGCCTTGCACGTAGTAGCCCGTGCACATACCACCGTACATCGGTGTGGCGATCATCACGCTTGGTCTGGTTGGTTTTTGGTCGGTCATTTCTTTCTCACTACCGCTTGGTATCCAAAGTGAACCGGGAGTAACTGCTCGGCAAAGATATTCGTGAAAGCATCTACAGCCAGCTTGGGCCTGTGCAGAATGTTCTTGGGGTCGCCCCACAGATAGTCGTCGAACACCATAACGCCATCCTTCTTCAGCAGCGGCCACGCCATACACGCATCAGTCAGCACGTCGGGCGCGGTATGCGAAGCGTCGATATAGATGAAGTCGTAAATCGAGTAGTCTTCAGGGTCTTCAATAAGAAACTGGGCAAGGCGCTGTGCTGACGTACCTTTGTACTTATTCACTTCGCGGTTTTTAAACTTACCCGTTATGAGTTTTACGTTATGGTCAAAGCTCTTTTCTACTTCTCCCATATCCAGAACTTCGTGTTCTTCGCCGCCAGCCCATGTGTCTATGCAGTCTATGAAGCCACCATCCTGCATCATGTTCTCTACGATCCAGACAGTGCTACGCCCTTCGAACGAACCGAGTTCTAGGAAAGCCATACGTTCGGGCAGCAGGGGGATCAGCTTCTCCCATAACTCCGGTGCCCAGTGAAACCAGTCTTGGGTGAATTTGTAGTCGGTCATAATTTTCCTAGTTTCTTCCATAGGTTTTGTGCTTTTAGCGGGTTTATATCTGCGTCCATGCTACCTACGCTAAACAAATTCAACTGTTCCGGGTTAAGCAGCTCGCGCATGAAGTTCTTGTGTATGTTGTCTAGCATTATCTTGTTGCTGACGGGCAGCACTGCGGCTTTCTCTGCTTCTGATCCGTACTGTTGAATGTTATCTAGCACCCACCCCCATCTACCATCGGCTATTTCCTCCGGGTGAGACTCAGCACGGCGCAGGAATAGGTCTACTACTGGGTGCAGTTCTGGTTTTTCTTCGGTCATCTTTTTTGCGCCCTCTCTATATACTTATCTAACTGTCGCATTTGATCCTTGATGGGAAACTTACCGCTTTTACTGGAGTTGCCGGATATTACCTGCACCAGCTTCCCTTCGGGGGTAAATAGTTTGGTGTGCTTGCTGCCGTTCTCAATCCGCAGCCCCCGGCTTTGTGCGTAGTCTAGTAGTTCTCTGTATTTGTTCATCAACAATCTCCGTAAGTTCTGCCGCTTCCGGCTTCGCAGTTAAGGGGTAAGTCCATCGCCCAGTCGGGGCGCATCCGCATAAAGATTTCTACGTTCTCTTTTGCGGTGTTAACGTCACTTGCGGGTACGATACACGCGATAGCGTCGTGCACAGTCATGACCACCTTGTACTTCTTTGCGATCATCAGCATCTGTTCGCCAATGATAATGCGGGCCAAAGCCTGACACAGGTTTTCGACCACCTTGCCGCCGTAGATACGGTTAGGCACAGTCGTCTTGCCCTTCTTGGTATCGTAAACGTATTCCGTCTTGCCTTCGTTACTATGCGTCCTCAGGTTGGGGTACTTGATATACAGCCCGTTCGGTAGGCGTATGCCTTTCTCCCCCTCCACCAACAATACGTCATTCCGGCCCAACGGGGTCGTCTGGTTGTTCGTTATAGCCTTCAGCGCATCACCAGCTTCACGCCACAGCTTCGGGATACATGGATATGATCTGCGGTACACGTCGATAATACTGCGTGCTTCATCCTCGCTTACGTCCACACCGAATGTCTTCAACTGCTTCTTGAACTTGGCAGCGCCCATGCCGTACCCGGCACCTAGGATTGTGGTCTTACCTACAAAGCGTTCGTCCTTCGTTACGTCCTCTTCGGCCTTGTTGTAAATCTTAGCGGCCATAATCTTGTACACGTCCTCACCCTTTTCAAAGGCTTCGACCAAGTCCTGCTGCCCAGCCAGCCACGCCAGAGTACGTGCTTCGATCTGGCTACTGTCGCTGTCAATAAGCAGGTGGCCCTCCGGGGCTTGGATCGCATACTTGAGCGGCGACTTGCGCGGCAGGTTCTGCATATTGATCTTGTCGCTACCACCCCAGCGCCCAGTATGGGCAGCGTAATAACGCAACGGGATGGGGAGCGTACCACGCTCGGCTATCCCTATGAACCTCTCCGTCCTTGTTTCTTCCAGCGTAGACTTTACGCCCAGCCGCGCAGCCACCAGCGCCTGAACCCGCACATCTTCATGCTCCAGCAGCGCCTTGAAATCTTCGTCGTTCTTACCCAGAGCCAAAGTCTCTTTGCCCGTAGTCGGGCTAATCTTCATGGGCGGCTCAACCCCCATACCCACAAGCGCCGCAGCAAACTTGGGGTTGGACATAAGGACTTCTTCGTTAGCCGCAACAGCCAACATCAACTCACCCTTGCGCTTCTGAACCCCGAACAAATGCTCCTTCAGCATAAACTCGTTCAGTTCCAGCACCGGCTCCGAAAACATACGGATGGTAAGGTCGATAAGGCGAAGCTCAGACACAGGGAAACCGGGGGACAGTACCCCAAACAACTTATAGGTAAGCTCCGTGTCGTTCTTGCAGTAGGCAGCGTACCGGCGTAGCGCCGACGCATCGAAGTCCAGTCTGCGCATACCCAGCGCGTTGATAACTTCGTCGCCCTTCTCGCCCAGTTTGTACTGCTTAACCAGCGCAGCAAGGCTACCCCCAGAGTCAGGACCGTTAAGGGCTTTCGCCATCGACATGGTATCGGCAATTCGCTTGGGCCTGATATCGAACACCCACGACAAGATAGCCATATCAAACATGGCGTTATGGGCTACCACTACCGAATTGGCCCAATCGTACCTATCCAGAAACCGCTTAGTCTCGTCCTTCGTACCGCTGAACCATTCGGCAGGTGCGTCGTCCACCTTTACGGACACGCCGATCACTTCGAACTTAGGCGAACGGACGTACTCCTCCGTCGTTATCTTGGATAACGAAAAGTCTTTGGAGTAGTAGGTTTCCATATCGACTGTAATTATTTGCACTTAACGCTCCCTATTTGGCTTCTAGTTTCTTCGGACGATTGCGGCGAATGTTGCGGTATGCGGCAACCCATTTGCGCCGAAACTCTGCCCGCTCTTTCAGCCGTTCCAGATGATTGGACGCGCCCTGTATCTCCAGCGCCGCGATAATGTCGTTGTGGATATGGTTGCGGATCGAGAGACGGCAACCGCTGTTCATCTTCTCGAAAACATCGGGATACATCACCTCAAGATACGCGACCATTTCCTTGCCGCAGTCCATCGCAATGGCGCTGTTCATCGCCTTGATCGGGTCCATAGCCTTGGCTACGCGCTTATGAGACGGCACCGCTTCGCTCCTTTATTGATGGCACTGGTGAGCGCG